TTGGTCGATAAGGTCTTTATTACGAAGGTATCGGGTATCCATCAGCATTTACTCCTATCTTTTTGAGCTCTTTGTTTAACTGTCTTTTCTTTATTCTACCTCTATCGTAGTCCAACATTAGGTCATCATAGACTTCCCATTGCTTATACGTCATTTCTTCTTCCTCATTAGAAAGGTAAGTGCCGTTATAGGATAGTGTGTCCAGGTATGCATCAAACCTGTCTTCCCTGGTTGGGGTTGGTGGGGGGGTGTTGTAGTTTCCAAACAAGGTTGCTTGTGATGTTTCTACCTGCCTATTATGTTTTCCCCGATTGTAGAGGGTAGGATAGGTAGTCTCAGGCTTTTTGTTCTTTTTGATGTATTTAGCTTCCGTTTTCCATGCTTCGTCTACATGGTTTATGGTTTCTACTTCTATATCATCAATTTCTACAATGTGCACTTGACCAAACTGATCAGGATAGGATACTCCAAAGAAAACTTCTGCATTTGGCTTTGTTGATACTACTAATGAATAATAAAAATTCTCATTAGCGCCGTCAATACATTGTTGTTCATCAGTACTAGAATAAAATGCACCCATACTATGATGTGAGTGTATATTACCTTGTATCCATGATTTTCCTATTTCTGGAAACTCTTTACGCAAAGGTTTATATATTTTTATTAACTCTTTGCCGTCCCAATCTGTTTCACTTGCTGTTCCTAAATGAAGAGGATGAAAATATTCTAATGTTATTATAGATGGAAAACCATTCTCATCTTTAACATGTGAATACCATGCTGGTCCTGACCATTCAAGAGATTTAAACTGTTTAAGAAAATAGCGTACCTTGTCCCACATCGTTGAAGGAATCACTAACTTCGGGTCTGTTAAGTTCATTTATGAACCTCCTTTTGTCTTTTTCTAATTGTTGTAAAGCTAGATTGCATGCGTGTTTTCTTATTCGTTTATAAGAAATGTCTAACACATCAATGTCTATTGCTTTCTTTGTACTTGTTAAGTAGTTAGTAGCTGCCTTGTGTGGAGCTTGCTTCCTTAGCAATACAACAAAATTGGTTAATTTATCGCCTCCCCATTTTAAATATCTTAAGAAATCAGTGTCAGTATTTGCACCACGATAAGGTTCTATCGTTGCCCACATACCATCGATTTCTAACATTCTTTCTGAGTCTAAAGCGATATTGTATCTTGTATTTAGTCTTATTCCTCTTTGCCTCCTGGTATCATATATATCATTTGCAAGTTTTGTTAACGCTCTTTGTGCTTTATCGTCTAAACAACCCTCATAATGAGCTTTTAGTGCTAATAAAAACACTCTTACAAATTCAAATGATTGAAATAATGATAATTCACCAACAATATAGGCTATAGATACATACCCCATAAGTTTAGATGTAATACTATCATTATAATCTCTCCAGTCTGACCTATAAGCATGTTCCAATCCAGGGTATCTTGTTTTTCTCCAATAATCTGTTAACATCATTGGTACTTGTCCCTGTATTTCTATTGTACTGTATGCTGCTAGGTCTTTAGGCCAGTTCCATCTCATAGGATCTGTCGCTACAGTGTATACATCTATACCATCTTCTTGGGATGCTTCTTCGCTAAAAATATCATATATCTGGTCACGACTATGTAACTGACAATGTAGTTTTGTTTTTTTAAAAGCAGTTCCTCGATGATAAGTATCTCCAGCTGTATATGTGCCAAGAAATGCTTTAACTATAGACATAAATTGAATATAGTTGCATTCTACAAAAGCAGTACCTAGGTCACCTTGATAAGTTCCAAGACATGGTTTAGCATGGTTAATATGAGGATGTTTTGCATCTGCTACTATGATGTTACTATCCTCTATCTCTTCAATTGCGTGAAACATATATTGTTGTACGCCATTTGAAAAATCCACATCAAGCCAATAATCCCCCATATGGAGGTGTGGTCTGTATTTACAGATTACATTGCTAATACAAACAAGAGCTCTATCTTCATCTACTCTATTAGTTGAATCACTGTCTTCATCATAACGATTCACTTGTTTAGTGTAAACTTTTATAGGGTTCTTTTTAGCAAGATATTTGGCCTGATTCTCTAAACTTATAGCTGGTTCACCTACACCACTTGTATTATCATGCCATTCATGTAATAAATCGCACCATAATTGTTCATTTTCGTTCATAGAACCTCCTGGTTAGAGAAGGGGGGACGCTTATATATAATATCGTTGGTCCTGACATATATATAACTGTTTTGCATCCCCCGTTCTGATTAATTAAAAGCCGACCTATCTACCTGATTTGTTCTTAGCTTTCATTATTACTATAGTATCACCTTCAAGCAAATTCATTGCTGCGGTAACTTTTCTTTCTTCGCCATCATCACCAGTTACTTCTATAATAGCTTCACCTTGATCAACTCCGTAATCTCTCAATACGTCTGCTAATTTTGTGAAAGTTCCTGATTCAAATGTACCGCCTCTTGTATAAGATGATACTTCTACGTTTACTCCTTGAGCTGCTGGCATAAAGCCTCCTTTGTTTTGTTTTAATTAGGCATATGTGGTTCTGCAAAATTGGAGTTCATTTCTCCATTTCTTGCGCAGATATAACCCATATATGCATCACTTTCTTCTGTTATTCTCACTTGTATATCCAATAAAGGATATTTCTTAGATACTGCTTGTATCCAAGGTTCTGGGGGAGACCAGGCTGTGTCGAAACTGATATTTAACCAATTGTCATCGTAATCAGTATCGTTTGTGCTTGCATCCCATTTTGTTCCCCAATTATTTATAGACCAATCATACCAATCTTTAGAACCGTGCTTTTTTATATTTTCTAAAGCTGTTCTAGCATGAGTTAGGTCATTTACTTCTAGTTTGTCTTCTAAAAAGTCCATTGCTATCTTTATTTTTTCTTTGACAGGTGTATCTTTTTCATAGAGTTTGCTATTATTAGGTTCATTGTTCCACAATTCGTCCTTATATGTCCAATCTCTTTTTATGTATTCATTTATACCAGATAAATCACCATCTTTTGCTTTTAAATAAAGAATACCATCACTTACTGAACTACCCGATGTAATATCTAATTCAGGAGGTCTTGGTAACACGCCTTGAAATGTTAATTCTTCATATTCTCGTGTTGTACCATCGTCATTTACGTGATGTTTTTTTACTATACTTGTTTTTTTAAAGTCATCTAACTCTTTTAATGCATCATCACATTCAGCATTAATTGTCATTTCGTTGTAACACCAATTAGGCATGATTATTTCTCCTTCTTTTATTTATTAATGATATATTATCAAAGTCTCTTACTATTTCTATGGCAACCGTATAACTAAGAAAACATTTTTTACAGTCCCATACTTCCCATTCTACACCATCACCTAAATGATCTATATTGTATTCTAGATTATCAGGTGTACAGCAGGGATTTGCTGGTCCATCTTGACATACGTCTGGAAACATTGTCATACGATTCCTCCTTTGTTTAAAATTATAGAGAGCCTCACATATTCCTTAGCCTAGGTCATTCGGCTAACTTAATAGCTAGGACATTTAGGACTTATAGGACCAGTTGTTGGCTCTCTAATTATAATTGTTGGTATACTTCAGGTGTTGGCTGCAGTCCGTTTTCCACGCTCTGTTACGTATACCAGGCAGATCTTTACTAAAATATCCATTTAACGATATAATACCAGATTACTGCTCCTATTAAGAACAGAGATAGATATATAACACTATTTGGTAAATTCATTAAAAAGTTCATCGTTTCCTCCTCTATTATGATATTTATATATGATAGTAGTAATAAGGAGGCTTGACCCTCGTTAGTAAGTTCGTCCACGGGACTTGCCCATGAGGCTCTTCTTACTCGCCTGTCAATATCCTCCTTATTAATGTTTAGAGGTAGGCCAAATCACTTAAAACCTACCTCTTGGGTATACGGGGGTATCCCGATTGGTCGGCAAACCTTGTGTGGTTGCCTATATAAACTGTGATTTGTTTAGAATAGTGTGTATTTATGTTCCTCACTATCAGTTTGTTTTATAATATTGGTAATTTGTTCTTTTAATTCATCATTTCTTACAAAGTCTTCAGCATCTACTATTGATAACAGTTGTTCAATGGCATTTATTAAATACTTTCCCGTTGCACTATTTAGTGTCTTCTTATTAAGCACCATTTACACCTCATTTTTTACAATAGGTACAATCTTTTATTGACTGTACCATATTGCATATAGTTGTTTCTTGTTCATTTTACAATGCGCCGTTTTCTTCTCAGGCCAACGGCTGTTTGCCCATCTTTCAAGTTCGTATCTGTACTTGTAGGGGCAATATTTTGCTTGTCTCCACATAACTTACCCTCCATATATTGTTGATAAGAGTCTTGTTCAATTCCTTCTAATAATGGACAAGATATAACGCCTTGCCTCATTAGTTCTTCTTCGTGTTGCATTTGCTGAAATTCATACAGATCACTTTCATCTATGTAATCAAAAGGAATACCGTATGTTTCTTCATAGTCTTGCAACAAGCTTTTCATTTTTCCCATAATACCTCCTAGTTATTATTAATTATTACTATAACGCGACTGGCGAAGCCGTCGCCGAAAAAAAGGTTTTTAAATATTTATACTATTTACTGATTGGAATAAATTATATAGGCTGACGAGAGGGGAAATCAACCCCTCTAAACAAGTTTGTGCAAATTATTCTTGTATATAAGCCCTTATCAGGACATAACTCATAATAGTTTCGCGGACTATTACATCATTATAAGACTGAGTCTATTTATATACCTATACCATAAAGCACGCTTATGTAGTATAGTTAAAGAATTAACAGATGATTTTATCATTGTTAGTGCCTTGCCACCACTTATAGACATAAGTCCTTTCAGTTACCATTTGGTAATACTGTGGAATATCTTCCAATAAGTGTCGATGAACCCTCTGTAAGAAAGTTTTAAACATCGTTCGTCATTTAAATAACATTACAATAGTTGTACACCTATCGTTTTGTTATTACCTATAATTATAAAGTTTTACCATACTTGGGTAACAAGGTGTATGGTGACCCCGTGGCTTATATCCTACTACTTAGGTAGAATATAAAGATTGCCTTTACGACAATACCATTTGCCATTAACTAAACGCAAGTGCTTAGTTACTAACTTCTTTTTACGGAAGTCGTAAGTAATTACTTGTGCTGTAGTATTTAAACTACCATAGCTAATAACCTTTGATACTTTTAAGGTTTTCATTTATATAGCTCCATTTCTTATTGCATTTGCATTTATATATGAAGATATAAGCCTAAATATGAAATTCTTGATAAGGTAATGTGAGGTGATTTATATGCTTTCGCTTTATACACCTCTTAGCCAACTATAATTAGTATTAATAAGTAGTTACTTATGATTCACTCTTAAGAGTCTATTTTATAGTTATTACCAATGCTGATAACTCGTCGCTATCTGACTGCTGAACACAGATTAATTCTTGGTAGACAGTTATAGTCGTTACTACCATTGACTTGTATGATTATCTCACAATTCGCTACTCTTGAGTAAACTTCACGGTTCTGAGATTAATATCTTGGTGGGGTAATGATAAGCTTTCGGCATAGTTTAGACTTTTTACGTAAAGTCCTGATTACTATTACTTGTAGGTAAAATGCTGTTAAATACAGCGGAATACCTACTACTGTGTATAGTATTGCCCAAAGTATAGTGGTAAGGATTGAGGTAGGTAATATCATATAGTAAAATGATATAGTTGATATTATTAGAAATGCTTTAAAAATAGTTTTACCCATTTGACACCTCCTTAGCAATATCCTTAGCAACTGATAGAGATTGAGGCTCTATTATGGTTTGCCTTGGTATTGCGGTTAGAGTTCCCATATTGTTCATATAGTAGTGAAACTCAGTTGTTGAATGCATCTTATATAGTAGATTATCCATTATTACTCCTTTATGTGATTTGATTTAAATATTTGCACTATTTAGTAAAAGCCCGCTATTTACATTGTTTTAAAAAGTAATAGTTGGCGTAATCAACAACAGTAGTCCTGAAAGGACACAATTGCTTTTATTTTGGTTCTTTTCTGAAAAGAACAATAGTAGTAGAGGTTGTTAGAGAATGTTTCATAAGTGCCTTGTTTGGAATAAAATGGTATTTATGCTTTCCTTTGCAAAAATATGAATGGTTACAATAGATAGTTATGTGCACTAACTACATACTGCGTACCAAGACATTTCCAAGACACTTAAGTTTGTTTATGTATACTAAAGAACTATACTAAGGGCTATAACATATGCTATAACCCCTAATATAGAGTTGTTACTACTTAGCCAAATCAGCAAATGATGTGAATGTGTGATATTGGTTAGTAGATTTAGGCTTGAATATTACTGTGAAGCCATTGAACTTATCTTCTTCGTTGCCATTTAACCAATTCTCTGATGGATAAGGTTTGCCTGCAACATATTCAGTATTCTCTTGAAACTTGAGAGATTCATTAAGTGCTAATAAACCTCTTACCTCTGTTTCTGATAGAGTCTTCTGAACTATAGATTCATCAGTAGTATTAAATTCGAACTTAATATTATCTGAAGCCCAACCCTCTTGCTTACTATTCATATACACTTTAGCCTCGTGTACCATTTCGCCTTTATAGTTACGTCTTGGCTTATCTAATGGTTTAGTAAGTATTTGCTTATAGTTAGGGTTAGGTATTTCTTCGCCTGTAGTAGTATTGACTAATGTTTCTCTTTCATCAATTACAGGTTTGGCTGTGTTTACTACTTTGTTTAATAGTCTTACATCTGAGGTACTTTGATTATTGTTTTCCATTGTATTATATATCCTTATATGTACGCAATATTGGCAACAGGGCAAGGGAAGCAATATTGGTGTGATTTATGTTGTTATCTGCCCAGCCAGATTGGGGCTGTTCTTTAGATCTTCCACCGCAACCATCGGTTTCAACAAGAGGAGGGACGACGAGGGTTGAACCGAAGGGGGTGGGGGTAGTGTATATCACGTACACAGATTCTAGAGCAATTTTTTACAAATGCACTTTTCAACCCCTAAACGCCCCCTTATAGGCTCTATCGTACAAAAAGTAAACCAAGGTACCATTGAAATATATTTGGCTGTTAAAATCAACAATATAAGTAGTTAAAGAAATTGGTTGCAGTATATTATTAAGTCTAACTATATTATATATACATTCCCGCGGTCGTTTACACTACTACAGTCTACTACAACAGTATATAAACACTAGATGTACAGATAAAGACTATAGTTATTAACAGCTTAACATACTTCAAGGGGTAGTATATGAGTAAATACACTGCATTAAAAACAGACACAATAAAACAAAAGTGGTCTACTACTGTTAAAGTAGATAATGTAAGAACCTTCCCCAAAACCTCTAAAAAGAAGAAATAAATGCTGCCTACTAATAGCGAAATAACACACCAAAAACTAAATATAATGATAGCCTTATGGATTTTAGATAAGATTATAATGGCTATTCTTATCTGGGGGATATAATGCCAAGATTTGGAAGCAGAAGTAAGAAAAACCTGGCCACTTGTGATAGTAGGCTGCAAAAGGTACTAAATGAGGTGATTAAGCACGTTGATTGTAGCGTGATAGAGGGGCATAGAAGTGCTGAGAGACAAGATAAATTATTTGAAGAAGGTAAAACTAAGGTTAAATACCCCAATGGTCGTCATAACTCTAATCCAAGTAGGGCTGTTGATGTGGTGCCTTATCCTATCGATTGGGATGATAGAGAACGATTTCATCTTTTTGCTGGTTTTGTTATTGGGATTGCTAAGTCTATGGAGATAAACCTTAGATGGGGTGGTGATTGGGATCAAGACTGGTATGTGCATGATAATAGGTTTGATGACTTTCCTCATTTTGAACTAAAAGACTAATGTTCCAAATATTTGCCTGGGCAATGCTTACATTGGTATTTATTATAATTTTATTATTTTTTTACGCATCGAGTTTTGAAATAGAACTAAAAGACTTAGAAATGAGCGAAGACGATGTATGAGATAAGCATTAAACATAAAGATATAGGTAAGACAACTTATAAGGTTTACGATAAGAAGGAGGCCGATAGGCAGGATATTGGGTATGTATATTGGAAAGAAGCCAAACAAGGGGAATATGCGCTCACTGATGATAACTATGTTGGAAAGGTCATTCAAAAAAAGCGCTACATTGGAGATAATGGAGTTACTTCTTATTATGTGCGTATGCCTTTTGGCTATGCCTTTCATAGTCCTAAATACCCTAATCAAAAGCTTAAAGCGGATGGCAGAGTATCTAATCATACTATGTCTGGGAAACCTCAACTTGAGGTTAGACGGGGAACCCAGGAATGGAAGAACCTTGCGATGGTATATAGTGTGTGTTTTGACATGGAGTTGGCTATTGACACTGTCCTTGATAATCCTACAGACAATAAAAAACGTACAGTAAAAAGATGGATGCGAACACAGGAGTTTAAAAGCATGGTAAAAGATGAATTAAAAGAAGTATTAAGTGAAAAAGGCCACAATAGATCAAAAACGATTGATTTATTAGATGAAGCTTTAGAAATGGCTAGAAAAAAGGGAGATATAACTAACTTTCTTAGAGTAGCAGAGAATATACAAGATATGTTGGGCATGAAAGACAAAACTGTCACTAAAACTACCACTCAATTAGAAGCTACAGCCACACGTAAGCTATTAGATGAAATAAATGAGGAAGAGCAGCATCTTAAAGGTACACAAACCAAAATAGAAGCTAAAACGTCTACGGATGAGTAACTTTGAAGAAGTATATGCTAAAAAACAGGCTCTTAAGAAGCTTTTTAACAATATTGCCTTATTTGGTAGGACTTGTTTTCCTACAGCTTTGCGAAAAGCTACACCTCCATTTCATCATGAGATATACAAAGATTTAAGAAATAGAAGCAAAAAAAGAGTTTTAATAGCAGCGCCTCGTGGTACAGCTAAATCTACAGTTACATCACTTCTACTACCGCTTCACAGAATAGCTTTTAAACACGAAGATGACGAAGAGTTCATCGTAATCATTTCTGAATCACAGGCGCAGTCTATAAACTTTTTATCTCGTATTAAATATCATTTAACACATAGTGACAAGTTTAAAACTTTGTTTGGTGATTATGGTCCTAATACAGCCAGGAGGTGGACAGCTACAGATGTAGTTACTGCTAATGGAGTAAGAATAGTGGCTGTTGGTACAGGACAAAGAGTTAGGGGTTTTATTGAAGGGGATACGCGTCCTACTTTAATTATTGTAGATGACTTTGAATCGGAATTAAACGCGTTTACGCAAGAAGCAAGAGCCAAAAACAGAAAATGGATGACTGAAGCCGTAATACCATCACTATCCGATGAGGGTCGTATTGTCATGATTGGTACAGTAATATCAGAAGATTGTTTCTTATATTGGGCTAAAGACTCACCCGCTTGGAATACATTATGGTATTCTATTATAAACGACGATGGTTCTCCAATATGGCCCGAAAGATTTCCTTTATCTAGAGTAGACCAAATAAAAGAAGAATATGCATCTGTAGGTAATATAAATGGATTTTACCAAGAGTATATGAATATAGCTCAATCTCCTGATGAGGCACCTTTTAAACCAGAGTGGATAAAATTACATCAATATGATTACGAAAGAATTGAAGGACAACCATGTATAACTAAAGAAACAGGTGATGGCAAAGAAATAATACCAGTAGAAGTATATGGTGGCGTAGATCCAGCATCTTCTTTATCTGCAAGAGCTGACTTTTTTGTATTAATTACAATAGGTATAGACCATGAAGGTAATAAATATATATTAGACCTTTATAGAAAACATGTTTCACCAGCGGACCAACCTGATATTATTATAGATAAGTTTAAAAAATTTAGACATAGAAAAATGAAAATAGAGACAGTAGCATATCAGGAGGCATTAAGAGCAGCTTGTAAAAAACGTATGCTCGAAGAAAACTTGTACATTCCAGGACTTGAAAAAGGTGTTAAACCTCGTACACGTAAATCTGAACGTCTTTTATCATTAGTCCCTATGTTTGCTAAGGGTGAATTTTATTTTAGAAGTCAAGATACAGAGGCACAAGCAGAATTTTTATCTTACCCAAAAGGTAAACATGATGATGTCATGGATGCTCTATGGACATCACTTGAAGGAGCTAGACCATCAAGGCTAAAATCACTTAATGCTGAAGATAAAGGCAATAAGTTAAAGAAAGTTCTTGATTGGATGACTTTATAGTTCTTATATTACGATACCTACATGGGTATCTATTAAACGGGGGTTTAACATATAAATGGCGAAGAAGAGCGCTTCTGGTAAGAAAATCGCTGAAGAAACCAAACGCTTATTTGACTTATACAAAAGAAAACGTGAGCATTGGGAAATTCAAGCGCGTGAAGACCAAGAATACAGATTAGGACGACAATGGACCAAAGAACAAGAGGAAACTCTTAAATCTAGAGGTCAAGCTCCTATTGTAGTTAATAGAATACACCCCGCAGTAGAAACAGCAAAAGCCCTTTTAACAGCAAATAGACCTTCATTTAAAGTATCTCCAAGAGAAGATAGTGATGTAAAGGTTGCTAATGTTTTAAATCAATTACTTACTTATATGTATGATATATCTGACGGTAGAACATCTATTCGTCAAGCCATTGATGATTATTATGTTACTGGTTTAGGATATGTTATGGTATATCAAAACCCTGAAGCTGACGCTGGTAAGGGTGAAGTTATGTTTAAAGACATTGACCCTCTTGATGTATATGTTGACCCCAACTCTAGAGACGTATTCTTTGATGATGCAGAAAATATAATTATATCTAGAAACTTTACAAGAGAACAAGCAAAAGCATTATACCCTAAATATAAAAACGCTATTAACTCTGCTTCAGGTCATTATGATAGTGATCAGATTATAACAGGTAATGTCGATGACCAAGGTATAACGTTTCCTGGAGAAATAGATACGGTTGAAGACGGTGATGGAGAATATGTTAGAGGTTATGAACGTTATTACAAAATAACAGAAAGTATGTTTAGAGTCTTTGAAACATATTCTGGTAAGGAATATAGATTTGACGAAGAAACATTTGAACAGTATTTATCAACTCCAGTAGGTATTCTTAATGAAAACGTCTACGAAGGTGATGAAATACAAAAAGTTACAGAAGCTCAAAATAAACTAAAACTAGATACCTTAGATAGAACGTCTAAGCTTATAGATGAAGAGATACATAAAATACAAGAACAATTAGAAGTTGAGTATCTAGAAAGAGAAAAACAACTTACTCAAGCAGTAGAAATGGGTGAGATGCTTCCTGAGCGTTTAGAGTTAGAACTTGATAACATGAGGGAAGAAATAGATAAATCAGTTGATGAAGCTAAAACCAATGCAATGACTGAAGCTGGATTAGCAACAGAAATGCCAGGTGTAGAAGTGCAAACAAAGGCTGATTTAGTAACAGATGGTATGATTGAAATTGTACCGATAGCAGTCAAAAAAGTAAAACAATGTATAATTATCGGAGATAAGTATATCTACTCAAGGGTGTTACCAACTAGTAACTACCCTATTGTTCCAATTGTTAATCTACATACAAGAACACCTTTCCCCGTTTCTGATGTACGTATGGTAAAAGGATTACAGGACTACATAAATAAAACCAGGTCTTTAATTATTGCTCACGCAACCACATCTACTAATATGAAGGTTTTAGTGCCTTCAGGTAGTGTAGATATGGCTGAGTTTGAAGAAAAATGGGCACAACCTGGTGTAGGAATAGAGGTAGACTTTGATATGGGGCAGCCAGTAGTAGCATCTCCTTCTCCGCTACCGAATGAGTTATACAACAACGAACAGACTGCCAAAAACGACATCGATCATCAGCTCGGTTTATACGAAATGATGATGGGCAATTCTCAAGCTGCCCCACAAACTTATAAAGCCACTATATCTTTAGATGAGTTTGGTCAAAGAAAGATTAAATCCAAATTAGCTGATGTAGAGGGAGCATTAACTAGAGTAGCAAAAGTAGCTATTCAAATGATGCAAGAATTATACCAAGAAGAAAAGATTTTTAGAATTGTACAATCAAACAATTCAATTAGTGAATACGCTATCAATAAACGATTATATGATGATAAATCAGGAGAAATCGAAATAGCCAATGACATAACAGTCGGTCAATACGATGTTGTGTATGTATCAGGTTCAACACTTCCAAGTAATAGATACGCGGAACTTGAATTTTATATGGATGCATACCAAAAAGGTATTGTTGATAGAGTAGAAGTATTGAAGAAAACGGAAGTTTTCGACATGGAAGGAGTTTTACAAAGAACCGATACCATTACGCAACTTGAGCAACAACTCGAACAAGCACAGGAAGCTATTAAAGACCTAGAAGGTGATATGCAGACTATGACTAGAGAAAATGTTCACCTCAAGCAAAAAGTTGAAGTTGAAAAGTTCAAAGGAGAACTTGATGCAACTTCTAACAAAGCGAAAATGGCAGGTACTTTATTTGAAAGGCGTTTAGATGACAATCTATCAATGCTTAGTAAGAATCTCCAAGATGCCGCCAAAGATAAACAAACAGGCTCACCTTCAAAAGCATCTAAGAAGCAGCCAAAAGAGAGGAAAAAATAGCAATGGAAGCTAATAAGGAAATGGCCCCTGAAACTCCAGTTCAAAGTCAAGATGTTCCAGATTTTGAAAAAGGATTAGAGGGTACCCAAACACAAACAGATAACAGCTTTAACGATATGTTAGGATTACCATCAGCTGAAGAAACGGCCCCTCCTAAACACGAGGATACCCAGCAACTTGTTGAAAAAGAAATAATGCCTCAACAAGATTTTTCTAAGCAAGAAGTTAATTCAGAGGACAACGAAGAAGTACGTTATCAATACTGGCAGTCGCAAGCTGCTAAATTGCAGAATCAGTTAAATGAAGTTAAAGAGTATCAACCTATGGTTGATTATCTCCGAAGCAACCCAGAGGCCGTGCAAAGTATAACGCCAGGTGGTCAAACACCTCAAGCGGAAGCTGCACCAACAAGTCAGGAACAGGAAGAATTTCCTCCTCCTCCTGAGCGACCTGAGCAACCTACAGGGTTTTCTAGAGAGGAAGCATATTCTGATCCTGCTAGCGCATCAGCACAATACCTAGACTCAGTTGATAAATGGCGTGATGATACACAACAATACAATCAATTGGCGTCTAAATACGAAATAGCATTGATGCGTGAACAATATAACCAAAAAATCGAAGGTTTGGAAAAAGTGGAGCAACAAAGAGTTGCACAAGCTGAAGAAACTAAAAAAATGACTGAAGTTAGAGAATATGTTGCTAATAATTATGATTTAGGTGAAAACCTTGATGATTTTCTTACTAGCATGAATGACCCTAATTCAATCAATATGGATGACCTTGTAGGTTATTATAAATACAAGAAAGGCGCAGGAAGTATAGCTCCTCAAAAACCAGTTAGTAATGCTCCTAGTAAAGCATTTAACCAGTTAAGAAGAGCACAATCTGTACCTCAGCCAATGGGTGTTCAGCCAGCTCAAACAAATACTCCTTCTGATTCTACTAACGATTTTATGGATATGCTTATTAAAGATAACAAACAAACAACAATCCTTTAAGGAGGAATTATAAAATGAGTAACTTAAAAACAAGTACTCCAGCTAATGGTTTTAATATTGGCACAGATTCCCCAGCAGTAGATAATATACGAAGAACGTTTGGTATTGGTGATAAGGTTGCAGAATTAGCTCCAGAAACATCAATTTTCTTCTCATATTTATCGAAACTAGGGAAAAAGCCTATAGACGAAACAGTATGGAGACCCTTAGAATATAGGAATCAATGGCAAAGACGTAACTTAACAGCTACAGGTATAAAAGCCACTGTTAATGCTACTACTAAAGCTGTATCTGCTTTGGCTGATAACGGTGCTTCTGATTTATCACACGTAATGTTTAGTGTTGATTATGACAAGTACGGTAAAGTTCAAAAAGGAACTAGCTTTGACGTAGATGGTAATGGTAGTGGTGGTACTGTTGAGTACAACGCTTTTGCTCCAATTTGGGTAGTAAAAGGCCTTATTGTAAGAGTTTTAGGCGTTAACTACAAAATCAAAGAAGATGCAGAAATATTGTACACTAAAAGAACAGCTGCGGCTACTGGTACTGCTTCAACTCAAGAAAAAGCAGGAACAGAAGTTGGCTACGTTTTAGTTGCAATCTCTGATATGATTGTAGTTTCATCTGGTTCAGCTTTGGCAGCAAATGCAGGTGCAGGAGTTTTAACTGGTCAAGGCCAAGTTAACGGATCTCAATGGTCTGAGGCTTCTGGTGCTCCAGACGGGTTCAGAGATGAACTATCTAGTGTAGAATTTTTTACACAAATATTCAAAACAGCAGTTCCATTAATGAGTGGTTCTATGATGGCTACTAAATACAGAGGTTACGCTAATGAGTGGTCTCGTATTTATGCAGAACATCTAAAAGCTCATAAAATGGATATGGAAAATGCTTTCTTATTTGGTTATGGAAAGTATACTGATGCTGACACTCGATCATCTTGGGGTCTATTACCATTCTTAGAAGGTAACGGTGGTAAAAGATACGCACTAGATTACGATGCATCTACAGCTTCATCTTCTGACGCGACTTATGACGTTAAAGGTGGATTCTGTATGGACGTTTTAATCGATGTTATGGATGACTTCATGAGCTATGAGTCTGGCAATAGTGGTCAAAAACTATGCTTGACATCAAGAAAAGTAATCAACTCTCTACATAAAGTAGGAGATGGTAGTTTCTTAGATAACTCATTCAGTGGTTCTAACGCTCAAGCTATCATGCAAGCATCAGTTGATGTTAAAGGCTCTAGTTTTATGCCTGTAGACATTACTTCAATCAAAACTTCTTATGGTTCGATGAACTTTGTTCCTCATCCATTATTTAGAGGTGATATGGCTGATAAAGCTGTATGTGTTGACTTGGGTAATGTGTCATATCGACCATTAGCAGGAAACGGTGTATCGAGAGATACATTTGTTGAAACTAATATTCAAGATAATGACATTGATGGTAGAAAAGACCAAATCATAACAGAAGCGGGACTGGAAATTATGTTACCAGAAACTCACGCTGTTATCGATTTTACTTAATCGAGAATAGTTAACAATGTGGTGCCCCCTGTGGTTGCAGGGGGTTATCACTAATAAAGGGTAAAATGGCACTAAAAGAAGACATATTAAATATCATAGGGTTAGACACAACTAACGATTATCTGGATTCATCAAGTATTGCAGATATATATCCTATTATGTCGGATGCTGTTTATAGAACTGTATGTATTTTACCTAAAAAATTATTATTAATAAATGCACAAGTATCAATGGATGTGGAAAATTTAGCAGATGATATTACAAACCCTTCTAATGACCCATTAGATGTAGATACTGTTCCTGATGATGGACATGTTCTCTCTCAAGATGAACTTATATTATGTGTTGAAAGAACATTAAGCACATCAAAAGACAGTGTAAATGGTTGGCAAGAAATATATTTAACTAGACATGCTAAAGAAGTATTATATACTCAAAGACACAGAGCTTTAGATAGTGAAAGTATACATTTTGCGACTGACTATTCTCCTGTTTATTGGGTTGAAAAATCTACTAGTAACAATGTAAGAATCTACACTGCTCCTCAATCAGCAGCAGCTTTACATAATGTTGGTGTATTAAACTATTTAGATACTAATGCATCGGCAATTAGGGTATGGTCTTATCCAAAACAAGATATAACATCTTCTGATACAACATTTACTCATACACCTCCTTTTTTAAAGGAGTTCTTATTAAAAATTTGTGCAATAGCACTTATAAATACAAAAATAGCAGCACAAGCGACAGAAGAAGAAGATTCTGAGTTAATGCAATTGCTTGGCAATGTAAAGTCAGTATTTGAAGAGGATTGCAAAACTCAATTACTTAACTATAAAGAAAAATACTAATGACACAGAAAGAAATGATTGAAGTAATACAACAACATCATCCTGATGCAGGTGAAGTTATTATTAGGAAAGCCTTAAACAGAGCTCAAGATGATTTTTCAGCTAAAACTAAAATATTAACTGTATTTACAGATGCAAGTATTCTAACTGTAACAGATAAAAGGTATTATGATTTACATCCTGAAACTCTTGAAATAAAGAGAGTTGAATTAGATGATATAGAAATAAAAAGATTAACAGACAGACCAATAGCTGGAGACGTTGACGAATGAGTATAAACGATATAAGAAATAAATACTACTGGTTTGTTAATGGAAATAGAATTGCTATTGTAGAAAAGAGTACTAGTCCTAATTCTGAAAAAGATTTTGAATCTGTTAAAAAAGCAGGAATGACTATTAGAATAGAGTATATCTCTAGACCTTTAAAATTTACATCAACTCTTTCAGATAGTAGTGAGTTACCAGAGCAATTTCATGAAGCAATATGCTATAAAGTAATTGCTGATTTATATAAGCTACCTGGAGAAACATTAAATCTTCAGTCAGCTCAATATTTTGACCAACAATATTTAATGCAAGTACGTGAGGGTAAAAAGTATGCAAGTAGAAACAGAATCAGTGGAGGCGGGACTATTAAACCTGTATCATATTAATGGCATTTACTAGAGCAAATACAAGCCAATCTTCTAATTTTAGTAGAAGTGGATTAATTACCGAAACAATAACTAATCCTGATTTTTCTACTTTTAGAGTAAGCCCAGACAGAACAAATTATGGATTAGGGCCTGATTGGAATATATCAATCAGCACATCTGCTCAAAGTTTAGATTTTAATTATAACAATAATTCAATACTTAAATTGACAAGTTCAGGATTTTCGTTAAGCGGATTAGTATTGACAGAATTAACATCCCTTCCAAGTAATGTATCTGAAGGGACGTTATCACACGTAAACAATGATTTATACATATATACATAACAAGGAGGCAAGCTAAATGGCAACATGGAAAAAAGTCGTAACTGAGTCCTCTTCGGGGTTGATCAGTCAGAAGGCTGCCAATGTCTCCGATGCGGATTATGGCGACATAACAGTAAGTAGTGGATCTTGGACTATTGATTCAGGTGTAGTAGACGCTACAGCATTAAACGTTACAGGTAACGGTACAAGTGGTTACTCATTAACCTCAAATGGTTCTGGAGGTTTTAATTGGACTGATATTGACACGGCATCAAACTTAACAATAAGCAACTTTGCAGGCGCTACAATACAGTTAAGCAGTGAATCTTGGGCAGACAACGATACATCTTTAATGACATCAGCTGCAATTAATGACAGAATACAAGCTATTTCAACTAATAATAGTGGAACAGTAGTTGCGGTTAATACTGGAACAGGGCTAGATGGTACAATTACATCGTCAGGAACTATAACTTTAGATTTATCTGAACTTACAGATATGACAACTGATGTAAGTGGTAGTGCGGATGAATTAATATTATTAGATAATGGTGAAGAGCGTAGAAAGCAAATCAATGAAATAAAGCTTGGTCAATTTAATAATGACCAGTCATGGACAGCTAATGCTGGTACAGTAACATCAGTAACTGCTGGAGACGGTATGACGCAAAGTGGTACAAGTAGTGTTAACCCTACTTTAAATGTTGTAGGTGGTACTGGGGTATCTGTTACAGCTAATGCAATTGCGATTGGACAAGCGGTAGGCACTACAGATAATGTTACTTTTAATAATGTACACATAGATGGAAATCTTGAAGTAACAGGAACTATAGACACCGTAAGTCAAACCAATACTGAAATAGTAGATAAAACTATCACAATCAATCAAGGTGGTGCAAACCTTGCAGCTGGTGACCAAGCAGGTATTGTAGTAGACACGGGAACTACTTTAAAACCAGCATTAAAATGGGCTGACGATAATATGTCTGCAAATGCTACTGATATACCAGGGTGTGGTTGGTACATAGATCAGCTTTGTGAGACACCAAGTGCATCTAATAGAGTATATCTGGCTGGTATGAAAGTAAGTAATACCACCCCTGGCTCAAGCACAAAATCTGAAGGCGAAGGAATGTTCTATTACGAAAAAGATGCTGGCGAATTATATATTTG